AAGGATATGAGTTTAGGATGATACCAGAATCTGTTGTATGGCATTTCTCTGCTCGTGGTAGTCACTTTAGAGATGAAGCAAAAGACAAGTTTCATATGAAGTCAAAGAGACAACAAGAGGCAGAACAAGTTAACATGCAAAAGTGGGTTAGGAAGTGGGGTAGATTACCTAATGAAGATGAAGCTACATTTGTAGAACCAATTGAGGGTACAGATGTACCTACAAGAATCGAATGGAAATCATATGAGTAAAATACTATTAGTAATAACAACATATAATCAATCTAAATATACTAAATTATGTTTTGATTCATTGGAAAAATTAGATGACAATTTTGATGTATTAGTAGTTGATGATTATAGTACAGATGATACATTAGAAATTTGTCGTGAATATAATCATGAGGTAATAACTAAGGATGAACCACTTGGACTAACCGATTCTTGGAATAAAGGTTACTATGAATTTAAGAATAGATGGTTTGTTAATGAAAGTGGAATGGATGATAATTATGATTTTTTGATACTTGCTAATAATGATATTTTGATTCCAAAGGGTGCTTTAGGGGAGTTACTTGATACATTTCATAATTGGAATTCAAGTTTGGTAGTACCTACATCTACAGAATATGGTGTTGGTCATAATCTTCCACAATCTGTTAATCATTTTTATAGTGGTATTGAGCCTGATGAACCAAATAATTATCAAACTACACAGGACAAGATACTTGAAGTAAAAGAGGAAATGAGAAAAGGTAATAATTTATATGTATGTGATCCTATTAGGATGAAAATGTTTAATGGATTCTTTTTTATGATGAGTCGTGAAATCATGCAATATGAACACTCTCAAGATGTACTATTTAATCCTAATTTTAATATGACAAAGAATGAGGACGAGTTTAATTGGACTAATTTAATAACTAATAATGATTTTTCGATGTTGTGTAAGACATCTTTTGTTTATCATTATAAAGGTGTATCGACATTTAAGGTATTCGAAAATTATAATCAGATTTCTAATGATGTACCTGAGTGGAAGAAACAAAGGGAGTTACAAGGTGGATAAAATAGCTTATGACACACGAACTTATCAGTTCCTTGACATAATTCAGTATTGGTTTGAGGATGAGGGTATTTTACCTATGAGTGGTTTACCTAACTTACACTTAGAAAGGACTTATGATTTGTTTGAGAGGGAGAACGACCAATCGACAATTTGGCATAAGTGTTTTTATGAAAGAATCAGAAAAGATGACAGTTTTAACGATTCATATACAGATTTTTTACACGACATAATCAAACCAAGATTTGGAGAAGAAATAGTTTATCAAAAGATACCAACATTTAGAGTTCATCTGCCAGGAAATATTTCAGTTGGTGAATTCCACAAAGATAAACACTATAGAAATGAGGATTGGGCTGATAAAGTACAAGAGTTAAATTATTTTGTACCATTGACTAAGGCTTATGGTACTAACACGATATGGGCAGAGACAGAAGAAGACTTAGGTGACTACCAAGAGATAAAAGCAAACTATGGTGAATGTGTGGAGTGGAGTGCTACAAAATTAACACATGGTAATAAACAAAACATAACAACGAAGACAAGAGTTAGTTTTGATTTTAGAGTAATACCAAAGTCACGATATATAGAAAGTAATCATTTAACAATTAACACCAAGATACCATTTGGTATTGGTGGATATTACGAGGTAATTTAATGGATAAAGTAATAAGTTTTATACAACCAAGTAGAAACAATTTAAAATATTTAAAGTGGTCTTATAATAGCATAAGAAAACACTTAGGATACAGACACGAAATATGTTGGGGTGATGATTTCTCAGATGATGGTACTTGGGAATGGATGAATGAGATAGTCAAGAAAGATCCAAATGTACAGATATATAGAAATAATGGACCTGAAAGAGTAGGACATACTATTCTGTATGATACATTAGTGGACATGGCTACCAATGATATTGTGATGATATACCACGCTGATATGTACGCCTGTCCTAATATGGATGTGGAAGTTCTGAAACATTTAGAACGAGGTAAGGTAGTAAGTGCTACTCGTATAGAACCACCACTACATCCTGATGGTCCTGAAAAGATATTAGAAGATTTTGGTATAGAACCTGAGGAGTTTGAGGAACAAAAATTATTGGAATTTGTTGACAATATACAGACTGGAAAAGATGGTATATTGTATGGACCACTAGCATTAAACCAAGAAACATCAAAAGGAATATTCGCACCTTGGGCTATCTATAAAGATGACTTCACGAGTATTGGTGGACATGATCCTTTATATGCTCCACAATCAAAAGAGGACTCTGATATATTCAATAGGTTCGTATTAAATGGTTATGAGTTGATTCAGACTTGGAAGGGATTGGTATATCACATGACTTGTCGTGGTAGTAGATTTAAAGATGGTGCTTTAAGAAATCCAGCAGGTCAAGTCTTTATGAAAGGTAGAGAATCATCGGAGTGGTTGGCTCAAAATCTTAGGAGTACTCGTAACTTCATTCGTAAGTGGGGACATTTTGTAAAACATGATGAGTTACTACACCCAATTGTTCCACCAAAATATGATGTTGGATTTGTAGTAGAGAATTGTGATACTGATATGTTGAGAGAATTAGAGCCGTGGTGTAGTGACATCTATGGAGATTGGGTTGGACATAAGGGTTATGGTGTCAACAAGTATATTGAAAAAGAACAGAAAGACACTCAATTTGATTTGAGTAAGAGAATACATTCAGACCATATTGAACCAACCAATAATGTGATTGTAAAATTTGATTGTAGTTTTTTGACATCAAATAATTTTCCAATATTAATGAATTTATCAGAAATGTTACACGATAGTGGCGAACTTGGTGAAATGGAGTATGATATATTTAAGTTTTATATCAAGTCTTTAGATAGTTATGAAAAAGATTTGATTGTTTGTTCAAAATAGTTATATTTATAAGTGTAATAGGAGTTATAATGAATAAATTAGGTTTATATATTAATAATTTAATGACAACTGTAGTAGATAAAGAAGAAAAAAAGTTTGTTAGAGAATTGGCTTTTAATGAATTAAACAATTTGAAATCAGAGGTGTCTGATTTCTTGGGAAGGTATATTGATGAGTTCAATGGTATACCTGATGAATTGAAAGAGAAAGACACAGAACAATTAACATTAGAGTTTGGAGAACAAAATGAAAATAACAAATGATGTATTGTCAGAATTAGGACTTATTCGTAATGCTATCGATGATGCCTATGATGTACTTAATACTACACTTTACGAGAGAGGTAAAGCAGTAAAGATTACTTATAAAGAGGTAAACCCTTCTGAAAAGGTAACTGAAAATTTCGAGTATATTGTACAGAAGTTGAATAATATCAGCGATAATTCAGAAGTCGTTGGGGAAGAATAATGGCAAATGACCATGCTAAAGACCGATATGATCCACCAGCAGTTGGAAGTGAATTTGAAGAAGACAAATTTTCTGAAATAAATCCTGGTGAAATCTTTAGGTTAAAACCTACCGATGTAGATACAAAATATAGAAAAACCGATGATTATTCTGCGGAAGAAGTCGGAAGTGTTGGTGTTAAAGTAGAATTTGATGCTAATACAAAGGTTTATGTCAAGTCGTAATTTTGAAAAACCAATTAAAATCCATGGCAGACGAAAAGTAATCACTAAAAAAATGATTGAAGATGCTCAAGCAGTTACAAAATCTAATGCTGAAGCTTCTCGTTGGTTGGGAATAAATTATTTAACTTACCGAAAATACGCTAAAATATATGGTCTTTTTGACCAACACTTAAATCAAAGGGGTGTTGGAATCAAAAAGGGATATGGTAAATATAGAAAACCATTAGATGAACTTTTATCATCTGATAGAAAGATAAGATTAACCAAGAGGTATTTGAAAAAAAGACTTGTGGAAGAAAATTGGGTTGAAGAAGAATGTAGTTCTTGTAGCTATAATGAAATAGTTATGGGTAAGGACAATGTAGCCCTTTTGATTGATTTTATAGATGGTGATAACGACAACACCAAATTAGATAACATAAGGTTATTGTGTCCAAATTGTTATTTGTCGTACAATGGACATATGCCTTCATCAGGACAATTTTACAAATGAAGAAAAAAGCAATATTGGTTAAAGATTATTATAGTGCTGACGGTGCTATACATATAGGTGAAAAAGTTATAGTTGAACATGAAGAGAATGGATATTCTCGTGTACAAACAGATATGGGTAAAATATATGTAATACCAACACATATTTTAAAAGAAATTCCTTGACTTTTAAGGTTTTTCTTTTTATATTACATATATGAAAAAGGTTATAAATTGTTATAAAGAGAATAATCCTGTAATTAACAAAAAACTAACCT